TATTTTATCCATATAATCAACCGGCTTAAAAGGAGAAGCAATAACTTGATGTGAGACATAATCCCAACACCCTAGTAATTCTTCAAGCCCACCATGGCATAAATCAAATACAACTGTCGCTTCAAGTGCCATTTCGTGTTTGACTCTCTGACCTGCGGTAACACCCGCTAGTAGTGGGTAAGGCGAAATAATATGATTATTCAGTTGCCTGTTTTGAATCATAGCATGAACAGTTTTATTCTCAGGTAAGATGCCGGTTTTTTTTCTTAGCTCATGTTGGTGCTTAAGATAAATCAGTTCTTTCAGAGAAGTATTCTCCTCGTCCCCAAGTTTTATAAAGGATAATTTCCAGAATGCACGCAACATTTTGAAAGTGGATGGTTTATACCGAAGTGCTTCATCCATATCAATTCCCTCTTCAAAAAAGTATGGATCGCCTTCAAATATACAGAACCATCTGTATTTCCAACTATCGTTTCCATAATCAATAATCAAACTACTTTGTATTGTGTTTTTTTGAAATGTTTGTAATGTGGTGGAATCAATATAGTTGCAGTATTTGCAATCATCATTAATGCTGACCAGTTTTCCAACTCCATAGATTTTTCTGTCACAGAAAAAATAAATATTGTCTCCTTCTTTCATAGAAAGATAATCAGTTAACGTTCCCTCAAACGGTCCCGGAGACAGCGTCTTCACGAGTGTTGAGTACACTCCTGTTTCAACGATTTTCTTAAGTGCAGACAATTGCTTTGCTTTTTCTCCACCTACAGCAATAAGGTAACCCGCCATATGTTCACTCCTTTATCTGTTTTTCAATATATGTTCTATTCAGCCAGAAACATTGCTTTGTCATCATCCGGCCATCTGGTAAAGGAAGTACATCACTTGAGTCTCTACCATGCGGTCGAACATGGGCAACTTCACTTTCTGATTGCTTGGGAAGGTTATTGTGTACTATTCCATCCTGCACTCTAAGAATAACGCCATTACGGATAATACGTATTGTTCTTTCCCATACACGCCGGACTTCTTCCAAGTCTTGAACAGGGATATTCCAAAATTTTACTCTGCTAAATACATACTCACCCACTTCATTTTCAAGAAAAATTACAAACATGAATTTAGTAGGTGCTAGATATGTATACAGTTCTGATTCTTCCCATTCGTTTTCTTTGCTCAACTTAATAAAATCAAAAGTCGGAAAAGACATACTTTCTTTAATTCTTCCACCACGCTGTACTCGAATCGTTTTTGGCACGATGCAGGCTTTCTGGAACTCATCAGTATAAGCTATTTTTCCACTAATTCCCAGCATTTTAGCAAGTAATACTTCATTAAGGTTTTTAGCATTACTCTCTATACCGAATAAAGCCTTGAGTTCCTCTTGCGTTTTACCAAAAAAACGTTTGAGTTTATCGATTATGATATCCTCGAATGAGGCTTTACAAAGCTGTCTCCAATCAGTGATAATGCGCTCTGTTTTTTGTGTGCCAAAGATATACTGGTTGAGTATTTGCGTCATATAAGACGATTTTAAGGAATATGCTCGTTGTTTTGCAGGAATATTTGAAAAAGGTTGCTGCCGAACAGATGAAGCATTTGCACCTTTTGTACAGGCAGCAAGATACATTGTATCGCCCTCAGAAATAAGGTGAGCTTCTCCTCTGCGAACCTTTGCCATGATTGTATTCCAGTCTTGTTCAATAATAGCAAGGTCTTCCATAGGAAAACTGAAAAGCACTGCTTTATCTATTTTGAATTCACCTTTCGGTTTGTCTTTTTTATGCTCATATGACATTAAGAGCATGGTTGAGCATTTATGCCAAAACGAACTGGTTTTGAAGGTTCTATCATACTCTTTCATGTAATTGATGATATTACAAACCAACCTTTCTTTAGCTCGAATCTCGCCCTTTTTTCCAATAAGATACGGCGTGACTTTCAATTCAACACCAGCCTCGGGAAAATCAGGCTCAGACTCACTGTTGATAGAGTATCCAAACCAGCTTTCTTCAATAACGGAGCCGATTGCTCCTTTTCCCGTAGATAAGCGGCTTGTTCTATCAATCTGCTTTAACGGGATTCCAATTATTTCCTGTGCTCTTTTAAGAACTTCTTCTTTGCTAGTATATTTCGTTCCCTCCATGATTTTCCCTCCTTAATGTGTATTGTCCATAACGACAAAAAGGGCCCTATGTGTGTGCATAAGACCCTTACAGAAGCTAATTGATTGCTTACTTTTCCTCAGCGATTATCAAATCGAGGACTTTCCCCATTCGTGTTATCATTGGCACGACAAGTGCGTTTCCCATGCAAAAGTAACGCATCCTATCGGGCATTCCGGTATTAGTCCAATTATCATCAAATCCCTGTAAGCGTTCAGCTTCGACAGGCGTTAACAATCGTAAACTGCCTGTTTTCCGGTCTGCAACAACATGAGTTGATCGATTGAGAGTGGATTCGCTTGTAAGCATGGTTCTTCCGGGGCGATCCCATGGATCAGGAAAAGCGACTGGACCTTCTGAAAAAGTATATTTATGCCCGTTAGCGGCTGTACGTTCAATTTTCTTTGCGCCCTTAAGATACATCCATTTCTCCATTTTCTCATTTGAAATGAAATATTTTTCAGCTACACTTTCTTTTTCCAGAATGTCACCAAGTTTTACTGATTCTTCTTCTAACTCTTTTATTTTAGCTGTAGTAATTACTCCGCCTGACATGAAGCCTGCGTTTTCAAATGCAAATGCAAAATAATCACTAACATCAACTAAATCAGCTCCAATATTGATGCTTGTAAAGTCGCTTATCTCACTTATTGGAAAAGCAGAAGACATAAAACCTTTGCTTTTGATAATGTCCTCGGCTTTAGTTTTAGACATCTTCTTTCCGTATTTAGTTTGGTTGTTATATGCAAAGATGAAGGTTCGTCTGCGACGTTGTGCCGCGCCATAAAGTGCTGCGTTTACGACTCGCCATTCAACACTATAGCCAAGCTGGGCAAAGCACGAAAGAATAACACCAAAATCGCGGCCACGCTGCTTTGCAGGCGACTTAAGAAGTCTATCGACATTTTCCAACAAGCAGAATGGAGGCTGTTTTTCTTCCAAGATATCCCTTATCTGCCACCAGAGAACGCCTTTTTTTCCTTCAATACCCTTTGACGATGCAAGCGTATGGGCAACACTGTAGTCTTGGCACGGGAATCCTCCAACTAATAAAGTATGGTCAGGTATCTTTGATTTATCAACAGTACTTATATCATCACCAGTATGAAATTCGCCTGTAATATCAGGTAAATCTCCAAAATGCTGAACATAGCAGTCATGAGCCCACTGCGTTCTAGCACCGGGTTCCCATTGTGAAAACCACCTTGTTTCCCAACCGGACGCAAGACGATCAAACCCGAGACGGAAACCACCAACTCCGGCAAACAGTTCACATATAGTTTTATTCATTTGAAGCCCTCCTATGACCATTTAGGTCAGCACGCTTTTTTATAGGCCTAAAAAATGTTAGCACCGATAGACATCGGATCGTTGACCTATGCTTCTATTATAGCACGATAAGATTGAAAAAGCAAGTGTTAGACGGCAGAAAATAGAAATATAATTATTGATGATGCTTTATTGCAAACGCAGCCGGAATATGCTATCATAGTACATATACAAAGCCAGTCCTCTCTCGAAAGGAGTCACCATGATGAAGACTTACCGCACTTTTGAAGAGTATATGTACGATAACTATTATGATGCAGTTTATAACAAGGTTAAAGGATTCCTTTTCCAGAAAAAAGGAACCTCATTTCTGTCAACAAAACTAATCCCGGATGTCAGCAGATTTGAGTTGGACGATTATCATGTTATGGGAGCGACTTTTAATACGTCCGGAGACGATGCTCTCCACTTCCGTTTAAGCATAAATACGGATGTCAATGTCTATGGCAGGTCTCGCTACGATTATGAATCGGATACTAAGTCTGTTTGGATATCTGTATACTGCGAGAGTATCCTGAAGAATGGACTGCATCATGTCAGGATTGTTCGTGTAGAAGAGTACAGCAAAGATAGATTTGATAAGGAAACTGCCCTTGATCACTATCTTGTCCCTTATCTCTACAGCGAGGATGCCGATAAGGTTGCAGAAGATTTCCTGCGTAATCACTGTGCACGGGCATTGGATACAGCTATGCCGCTGCCAGTACAAGAAATTGTAAGTGACCTCGGAATGAAGTTGTATCCTGCACCGCTTGATGATACCATTTTCGGTAAAACCTATTTTGTAACAACCACAGTCACAGTATATAAAGACGACAGTTATTCTGAGACTGAGGATATCACTGTTCCACCGGGAACCATGCTGGTAAATCCCGATGTCTTTTTCATGTATAATATCGGAACAATGAATAACACTATTATTCATGAATGCGTACACTGGAAGCGGCACAAGATGTTTTTTGAACTGATGCGCCTCCTGAATCAGGAGTATCGCTTTATTTCCTGCGAGATAGTAGAGGCTTATGGTAAGGAGAAGGCGAAATCTACCCCACTGGAATGGATTGAATGGCAGGCAAACACCCTTGCACCCAAAATCCTGATGCCTGCATCTACTACAAAAAAATACATACAAGACCGACTGCATGACTTACGGCAGTCTATGCCTGCAAGTACAAGGGATGCAGAGGTAATGGCACAAGCCATTCTAGATACCGCTGCTTTCTTTCAGGTATCACGTATTGCCGCCAAACTTCGAGCTATTGAACTGGGCTTTGAACAGGCACACGGTACATTTGTATATATAGAAGGAAAGACCATACCTCACTTCTCTTTCGGTTCGAAAATCATAGGCAAGAACGGCAGTTTCGTAGTGGATTCTATCAGCGCACTGCGTATGATCATAACGCATCCAGTTCTGGATGCCCTTTACGCAGAGAACAAGATTGTTTTCGTAAACAATATGCTTTGCATAAATGCGCCGAAGTATATCCAATTCAATGATAAAGAACATCCGGAAATGACGCAGTATGCATTGGATCATGTCGATGAATGTTGTTTTCTCTTCACTTGCAAAGAACGTATAAAGCTGGATTATGATGATTCATTCTATCGTGCCTGTTTCCTGTGTCGTGAAATCACCGCAGATTCCTTGCTCGAAGCGGAGTATGATGCTAAACTCGCCAAGAACCAATTGACCGAGGAAGAGGCTGCTGCCATTGCAGAAATTGTTAAGCTGTCACAACAGTTTGAAAGCGATTTCGATGAACTGCCCGGTTCATTCCATAAAACTGTCGACTATCATATTACTCGCAAAGGACTTACTGCGGAGATGCTAAGTGAGCGTTCAAACCTCAGTACGCAGACAATAAGCGAATTACGCAATAAGACGGACAAGTCCGTTACTTTCCAGACATTGCTGAAGCTGTTTATTGGTCTGAACCTTAACAAAGAATACTGCTATGACCTGATGAAAAAAATCGGAATGGATTTTCCGAATACAATGGAAGGCAGGTTCTTCAAATGGCTTGTGGACGAGCATACGGATGAAACCATAGAACGCTGGCAAATGTACCTCAATCAAGCAAAGCTAAAGGTGACTCTATGTGAACTGGATTCGTAGTAATAATGTACTACTATCACTATTGTGATTTGTGCAAAACGCAGAAAATGGTGATTTGGTGCTTCTCAGCATCAAGTGCCACTTGATGCTCTATAACATATTTAGGGGCTATTCCGCTGATTCCTATAATTGGAATTAGTGGAATAGCCCCTTTTTGCGTGCTTTTTGACCATCAAGTGACACTTGATGGTCATTTTTATTACCTTGCTGTATACTGGAAGCAGAAATCAAAGACACAAGGAGGTCAAATCGATAACAATTACAGAAAGAATGATTGCTGAAAGTCAAGTGGAAACTCTACTCAGAAGCATAGGTGCGTACTTGGAAACAAATATCTGTGATTCGCTATTAATGCTTCACGGCGGCTCACCAGAAACACTCGGGACGATGGAACTTGAGTTATTACGTGACGATTTGATAACCGTCGAGAACGATAAATGACGCTCATTACACCATCATATCCACTTTTTCTTTAGGGGCCAATAACCTAAGACTGATTCTGCCTGCGGTACCGATAAGGATATCCAGAAATGTGCTGAATTTTGCATCAGATATATAAACCGTCTTAATCAGTTCCATATAGGACTCCTCGAAGAAAGAATGATACTTCTTCAGAGCAGAGATGTTATCTATCTTACCATCAATTGCAAAAGCAATGAGTTTACAATACACATAGCGAATCATGAAATCCGTGTAGTCTGACGGAATAGTATCCTTTTTTCTGTACGTTTCTGAAAAAGCTAATGGCTCCGTAATATCGTGAAATTGGTATTCACCGATTCCATTTTTGTACCCTTCAAAATAGTCATATTTCTGAAATTGCTTTTTTAAACGTTCATATGCTTTATCTGCTGTTGTATTGTCGATGAGCGAATAGGCTTCAGCAACATCCCTTAAAGACAGTGTATGTTTATCTTTATATGCTTTCAACGCCTCAATCCCTGTAAACTTTTCTACTGAAAAGACCGGTAGTTTTGTTGCTAAGAAATAGCTTACATACTGGAAAAGACAGTAGATATACAAGTTCTTATACGGATTGTCATTTTGCCCATTGTAGTACTCTATTTCCGCACCTTCAAATTCTCCTGATGGTTTATTATAGTTGTTGTATTTGTACTTGTAGTACTCGATTTCATCGTCCACAGCTTGAGAAAGAGAATGTCCTTCAATTTCAGGAGAAGAAACGACATATACATAATCTTTCATGAATGCATCCCATTGCTCTTCTAGATGTTGAAGGAATGAATTCGGTTCCAGCCCTTTCGGAACAGAATGCAAGCGCGCCATATCCATCATATGAATCTGTGCTTCTTTTGGTCGAAGGCATTTTGCTTCTTCAACATAATGAGGATAAAGCACAGTTTTGAAATATTCGTTTGTGCGGATATAAAGGTCTTGTAATTTTTTAGTAGCTGCCGTTTGCCCTGAACCTTTTTTATAAAAGGATTTTAGCGTTTCATTAGTACGAATGAATTCTCGGAACATCTTCTCTTCTTCGTCTGTCATATCATCGTGCAAATTCAGAGCCTTGACAAATTCTTTATACTTTCTGATAAGTACCCTTGCTTGTACCTCTTCGGAACGATATTCATATCCTAATTCTTCTTCATGAATTCTAAGTAGATAATCAGAAAGGTTCTCATTTTCTCTTCTCATATTAATCTCCTAACAGTTTTATGGCCGGGAAAATTCTCTAAAATTTTGTGTCATAGCTTTTCCTGCGGTTGTAATCTATAATGGTTGTAGCGGTCAAGGCACCGCAAAAACAACAGGAGGTGCATTTATATGTACGACTTAACAAATCTGACCGGAGGGCAGTTTCTGCCGCCAACTCCATCGGAGTTCTCTTCCTATGTAAACGCAGGAATTGAACAAAACTGGATGAGAATCCAGCAGGGCTATGCCAATCCGTATTCATCCACCGGAAGACCGATGGAACAGTTGAACGGTGCGGCGTATAACGCAGCCTTGTTTTCCAATATCGGCATTCCACGAAATCAAGGCGGCACAGGTATGCGCGGTGGATATGAAGCAACTATGGGCTACGCAATTGGGCAAGCATTGTGGACTGGATACAATATCTGCTGTTGGTACTACGGCTTGCCGTTGTTGCCGCCGCCCTGTCTGACTTAAGTATACACCCAGAAACAGGAAAAAGTCAATAGGGGAACCGTCCTGAGCAAGACGCTAAAAGGCTCTCTATGTTGACTGATGCCGGCTGCTCAACGGTCAGCATGGATAATCGAATACAATGGCTGTTTTTTGAGCGAACAGCCGCATACTGGAACGGAGTGATCCATTCCGGGATGCGGTTAGGTCTTTGCGCCTAAATAGCAGCCGGTCTATGCCTCCGTTCCTAATCGAACGGAGGTTTTTTTATGCAAATCTATCTGAGGCAAATGAACAAGACGATTGAAGTGTCAAAGGAAGTCCACGATGATTATTACCGCGATATCAACGCATTCCGCCGCACACAACAGAACCATGGCCGCTGTGCCTGCCCGAAGGCAAACTACCGCTACTGCGATATGGACTGCTGCACCTGCAAGTACCGCCGTGTCGGGGACACACTCTCCCTTGACTGCCCGACAACGAATGAAAAGGGTGACGAGGAAACCATGCTCGACAAGATGGTCGATGAGGCATCGGATACAGCGGAGATTGCAGCCGACCAGCTTCTGCTCGAAGCACTTATTAAAAGAATGGACGAGCTTGTGCCGGGTATCTTTCGTGCCTTTGAACTGCGTCAGAACGGCCTGTCGGACACAGAGATTGCGCAGGAACTGGATATTCCGCGCACTACGCTTCTCTCCCGCATGAAAAAAGTGACTGCAACGCTGACTGAAGAATTTTTTTGAAAATCCTTCGTCAAATCGACCGTCAGTTTTCCATTGGAAAGTAGAGGGGGGTGATAAACCGTGAATGCAAAGACTCAGGAACTTGTGGATACGCTGCTTGCAATCAGCATCGTATCAAAACGATTGGCAAAAAATTTGACAAAGGAGGCCCTTAAACATGGATTCGATGATGGAACTGGTAAATGCGCTGAATGCGCTCACTGCCGTGCTGCAGAAGTTCACACAGCAGACCACTGAGAACTACCTCAATACCTTTGAGGAGTTGCCCACAGGCGATACGGACGATGCTCCGGCGGCTGAATCGCAGCCTGCACCGAAGCCGACCGTAACCATTGAGCAGGTTCGTGCTGTTCTTTCGGAACTGTCCCGTGCGGGTAAGACAGTGCAGGTCAAGGAACTGCTGAAGAAACACGGCGGCGACAAGCTCAGTGCTGTTGATCCCGCCGAGTATCCGACACTGCTGGAGGAAGCTGGTGAGTTGAATGCCTGATGTACATTCCAACCTGCCGCCTTCGGCGAGTAAGATGTGGATTTCGTGTCCGCCCTCTGCTGCGCTGAATGCCAAAGCACCGGATTCAGACAGCAGTTATGCTCTCGCGGGTACCCTCGCGCATTCTATCGGCGAGGCAAAGATCAGGCAGGCACTCGGCGAGGATATCTCTATTCCTGAATGCACCGATGCTGAAATGGCTGAGGCGACCGACCAGTATCGTGACTATGTGCTTGAGCAGATCGAAGCCGCCCGTGCTTCATGCCGCGATCCTACCGTCCTTGTAGAGCAGCGTGTGTCCTGTGAACGCTGGGCGGAAGGATGCTTCGGCACTGCCGACTTCCTGCTGATCTCCGACCAGACATTGCATATATGCGATCTGAAATACGGTCAGCTTGAAGTCAGTGCGCAGGACAATACGCAACTTATGTGCTATAGCCTCGGAGCGATAGATGCGTTTGCTTCGCTGTATGAATTTACTGAAGTGAAGATGACAATCTTTCAGCCGCGCCTGAACCACTGTGATACCTGTACAAAGACAGTAGAAGAACTGCTCCAGTGGGGTGATACTGTTTTGAAGCCTGCCGCTGTACTCGCCCTCGCAGGTGAAGGTGCATTCTGCGCCGGTGAACACTGCCGTTTTTGCAAGGTCAAGCAGACCTGCCGCAAACGGGCTGAATACAACCTTGCGCTTGCGAGATATGATTTCGCAATGCCGCCGGAACTGACCGATGATGAGATCGAGGCTATCCTTGCAAAGGCAGATGACCTCACCTCGTGGATATCCGACATCAAGGACTATGCGATGCAGCAGGCTCTCTCCGGAAAGCACTGGTCGCAGTGGAAACTGGTCGAGGGGCGTTCCGTCCGCAAATACACCGATGAAGCTGCCGTTGCGGATGCAGTGACCGCCGCAGGCTTTGATCCCTATGAACACAAGGTTCTGGGGCTTACCACGATGACCAAGCTGCTCGGCAAGCGAAAATTTGAAGAACTGCTCGGTGGCCTGATCCACAAGCCACCTGGCAAACCGACACTCGTTCCTATCTCCGACCGCAGGGCGGAGTGGAATACAGCCAAAAACGATTTTATGGAGGACTGATACTATGGAAAAGAAGATTATTCCGACAAAGGTGATCACCGGCGTGTGCCGCTGGAGCTATGCAAATGTGTGGCAGCCGAAGGCTATCGAGGAAGGCGCAAAGCCGAAATACTCGGTCAGCCTGATCATCCCGAAGAGCGATACCGCAACCATCGAGAAGATCAAGGCAGCGATTCAGGCGGCATACGAGGAAGGCACAGGCAAGCTCAAGGGTACCAGCAAGAGCGTTCCGCCGCTCAGCACTTTGAAAACTCCGCTCAGGGACGGAGATACCGAGCGTCCCGATGATCCGGCTTATGCGAACAGCTACTTCGTGAACGCAAACTCCATCACTGCTCCCGGCGTGGTCGATGCAGACCGTCAGCCAATCATCGACACCTCCGAGGTATACAGCGGTGTTTACGGTCGTGCAAGCATCAATTTCTACGCATATGCGACCAAAACGGCAAAAGGCATCGCCTGCGGCCTGAACAATTTGATGAAGGTGAAGGACGGCGAACCCCTTGGCGGACACAGCCGTGCAGAGGATGACTTTGCAGACATCGATGACGATTTTCTCAGCTAATTGACTCCGGAGCCCAGCCCAATACCATACGGCTGGGCTCTGTTGCTATAAGGATGTGACGATATGAATTGTATAGAAATTGACCTTGAGACTCGCAGTGACCGTGATATTACCAAGTGCGGCGTGTATGCCTATGCCGACTCTCCATACTTTGCTATAACGCTTATGAGCATTTCTGTTGACGGCGGAGAGGTACAGCAATATGACTTCACTGCCGGTGATACTGTTCCCGAAGATATCCTCCGTGCGCTTGTCGATGAAACTGTCATCAAACGCGCCCATAATGTGAACTTTGAACGTATCTGTCTGTCAAAGTATCTCCGTGATAATTATCCGCATATTTTCCGCAGCTACAGTATCCCCGAAGATACAGTCGGAGACTACCTGTCCCCCCGTGGCTGGCACTGCACCATGATACATTGCAGAACGCTTGCACTGCCGTCTACGCTTGCGGATGCCGGTGCTGCGCTGAAACTAGAACAGCAGAAGATGCCGGAAGGAAAAGCCCTTATCAAATACTTCTGCATTCCCTATGTCGAAGAAGACGGCGTTCCGCAGTTCCATGCTCCCTCCGATGCACCGGATAAGTGGGAAATATTCAAGACATACAACAGGCAGGATGTTGTTGCGGAACTTGCCATTGATGAACGGCTCTCACGCTATCCCGTTCCCGATGCTGTGTGGGAGGAATTCTATCTGGATCAGGAGATAAACGATCGCGGCATTGCTGTGGATACAGCCCTTGCCGATGCTGCGCTCTGCATTGATGCGCAGGCAAAGGCTACGCTGTCGGCGGAAATGAGCCGCCTGACCGGAGTTGAGAACCCGAATTCCGTGTATCAACTCCTGAACTGGCTCAAACAGCAGGGATATCCTTCGGATTCCCTCGGCAAAAAAGAAGTCGCCGCCCTCATAAAAACAGCCAAAGAGCCTGTGAGGACAGTGCTTGAACTGCGGCAGCAGTTATCCAAGTCATCGGTCAAGAAATACACAGCAATGAGAGCGGCAGTCTGCTCCGATGGCAGAGTGCGCGGTATGTTCAGCTTTTACGGCGCGTCACGCACTGGGCGGCAGTCCTCCAAGATCGTGCAGCTCCAGAACCTGCCGCAGAACCATATCCCAGACTTAGCGGTCGCACGGGATACAGTCAAATACGGCAGTTATGAGGATGCTGAGATGCTGTATGGCAATGTGCCTGATCTGCTGTCTCAGCTTATCCGAACCGCCTTTGTTCCCCGTCCGGGATTCAAGTTTGTTGTAGCGGACTTTTCGGCGATAGAATGCCGTGTTCTGGCATGGCTTGCCGGAGAACAGTGGGTGCTGGATACCTTTGCGAACAACGGCGATATTTACTGCGCGACCGCAAGCCGTATGTTCCACTGCAAAGTCGAGAAGCATGGCGAAAATGCAGAACTGAGGCAGAAAGGCAAGCAAGCAACACTGTCCTGCGGGTACGGCGGCGGTGTCGGGGCACTGATCAGCATGGGCGCATTGGAGTCCGGTATGAAGGAAGAAGAACTGAAACCGTTGGTGGATGCGTGGCGGACGGCAAACCCGAATATCGTCCGGCTCTGGCGTGATCTGGAGAAGGCAGCAATCACCGCTGTATCTCAGGGAACGGTGCAGGAAACACACGGCCTGTTGTTTTCGTATGCAGGCGGTATGCTTTTTATCACGCTGCCCTCCGGCAGAAGGCTTGCTTATGCTCAACCCAAGATCGGGTGCAGTAAGTTCGGCGGAAAGTGTATCACATACATGGGGCTGAATACCGCCAAGAAGTGGGACAGGCTTGAAACCTTCTCCGGCAAGATTGCAGAGAATGTAACGCAGGCGATTGCTCGCGACCTGCTTTTTTACAGTATGCAGACGCTGTCGCACTGTTTTATGGTAGCAACGGTGCATGACGAGATCATCATCGAGGCGGATAAGCGGATGTCTGTAGATGCTGTATGTGAGCAGATGAGCAGAGTCCCGTCGTGGGCAAAAGGACTTATTCTCAAGGCTGATGGGTACGAATGCGATTTCTACCAGAAAAATTAACGAACCCTTCGTCAAAACGGCTGTCTCGTTTCCAATGAAGTAGTAGAGGGATACCTCAAATTTTCCGAGAGGAGTTTTTATTATGCAGACTTTGATTCCTATGGATGACTTCGGTGTGTTCGTTGACAAGCAGGACACGGTCAGAGTTGACAGCCGTTTCGTGGCGCAGTTCTTTGAAAAGAGGCACGATTTGGTGCTTCGTGACATTAGAAATCTCGATTGTTCGGAGAATTTCCGACTCCTCAATTTTGAGGAGTCGACGTATATCAACGAACAGGGGCATAAGCAGCCGTGTTATGTGATGACTCGTGACGGCTTCGTCTTTCTGGCTATGGGCTATCGCGGCAAAAGGGCTGCGCAGTTCAAGGAACTGTATATCCGTCGCTTCAACGAAATGGAAGCCTTCATCAAAACGCTAGTCTCAGCAAGACAGGAGTTCCCGCTGCTGACCGAAAACATCCGCCTGCTGAAAGACGATCCGAAGCCTTATCACTTCAGCAACGAGTGCGATATGCTCAACCGCATCGTTCTCGGTATGACTGCAAAGCAGTTCCGAATCCAGCACGGCATCGAAAAGAAGACCAGCATCCGCCCGTACCTGACGCAGGAGCAGATTGATCTGCTTGAAACGCTGCAGAAGGTCGATATCGGACTGCTTGTGTCTGTGCCGGACTACCACGAGAGAAAACGCTATCTGGAATGGTATGCCGCAAAGATCAAGGAGGGCTGAATGGCAGACAAATATAATGGCGAGGGCTATTACAGCCCCACCGAATATGAAGCATTTACCCGTATCGAGAAGGAAGAGAAGGCTGCGGCGAAAGCTGCAGCCTTCCGACCTATCGTCTACATCTGCTCTCCCTATGCCGGAGATACGGAGAAGAACACTGAGAACGCACGAAAATACAGCCGCTTTGCTGTCGATATGCACTGCCTGCCCATAACACCGCACATATATTTCACGCAGTTCATGAATGATGATATCTCGGAAGAACGGGATACCGCTCTGTTCATGAATATCATACTGCTGAGTAAATGTGCGGAGTTGTGGGTTTTCGGCAGTTATATCAGTCCCGGCATGAAAGCGGAGATTGACCGTGCGAAACGGAAGCATATCCCGATACGCTATTTTACTACTGATTTGGAGGAATGCACATGAGACCACTTGCTATCGCTTACGGCAACAGCCGTCAGGCAAAGAAATGGGTGAATAAGACCATCAGCTATGATGACCTCAAGGAACGCCTGCGTGTTCCGCAGAGAACCACGGAAACCGCCGAGGAATATGCCAAAATGTCGAAGTCACAGCGTGATGCGGCAAAAGACCACGGCGGCTTTGTCGGCGGTGTGCTGAAGGGCGGCAGACGCAAGATCGATACCGTTGAAAAGAGGTCTATCCTCTCCTTTGACGGCGACCGCCTTACCCGTGAATACATGGATAACTTTGAAACAACCATGCCGTATACCGCCTGCCTGTATACCACGCATTCCAGTACGCCTGAGAACCCCAGAGCACGTATCCTTGTTCCGATGACACGGGATGTGACACCGGAAGAGTTCGTGGCGGTCGCCCGGTATGTCGCTGAGATACTAGGCATCGACTATTTTGACGAGTGTTCCTATCAGCCGAATCAGCTTATGTACTGGCCGTCCTGTCCGCAGAACGGTGCTTTTGAGTTCAAGGAAGTGGACAAGGCGTGGCTTGATCCCGATGATATCCTGTCGGCACACCCGGAATGGACTGATCCGACACAGCTCCCGACCTCTTCCCGTGAGAGCAAGGCGAATCAGGTCACGCAGCAGAAGGTGCAGAATCCTCTGGAAAAGGAAGGTGCTGTCGGTCTGTTCAACAGAGCTTTTTTCCCGATCAGCAAAGCCCTGTCGGAATTCCTGTCTGATGTATATGAGCCGACTGATAACAAGAACCGCTGGCATCTCATCACCGCACACAGCATGGCGGGTGTCGAGATCAAGGAGGATATGTTCGTGTACTCGCACCATGCAAAAGACCCGGCATACCTGAAACTCTGCAATGCCTTTGATATCGTGCGCATACACAAATTCGGCAGTCTGGATGATAAAGCATCCTACCGTGAGATGTGCAAGTTCGCTATGAGCCTTGATGCCGTGAAGCTGCTTGCAGTGGAAGAAAGACTGGCGGAAGCGGCAAGCGACTTCTCAGCCCCTGTCGATGATGACTGGAAGAAACGCCTGCGCCGCAATAAGGACGGCGTTCTGGAGAACTGCCTGCACAACATCCGCCTGATCATGGAAAATGACCAGTATCTGCGGAGCATCGTGTTCAATCAACTGGCGGACGGTATGGAGATCAGCGGCGAAGTGCCATGGAAGCATCCTGCTCGTTTCTGGCGTGATGCCGATGACGCACAGCTTATCTGCTATGTTGATGCCAGCTACGGTACGTTTTCGGCTCGTAATTACGATATCGCCGTCCAGAAGGCTGCTGACGATCGTTCCTATCATCCAATCAGGGAGTATTTCTCCCGTCTGCCGGAATGGGACGGCATCGAGCGTATCGACACTATGCTGATCGACTATCTCGGTGCGGATGACAACGCATATATCCGGGCGGTGTCCCGCAAGATCATGTGTGCCGCTGTGCAGCGTGTATATCACCCCGGCATCAAGTTCGACCATATCCTTGTGCTGAACGGACCGCAGGGCATCGGCAAATCGACCTTCATCGGGAAACTCGGCGGCGAATGGTATTCCGACAGTCTGAACCTTTCCGATATGAACGACAAGACTGCTGCGGAAAAGCTGCAGGGATACTGGATTTTGGAGATCGGTGAGCTTGCCGGAATGAAGAAGGCTGACATCGATAAGGTAAAGGCGTTCATTTCCCGTCAGGACGACAAGTACCGTGCCTCCTTCGGCAGACGTGTCACCCCGCATCCGAGACAGTGTGTTTTCTTCGGCACGACCAATTCCGAGAACGGATTTCTGCGTGACGTGACCGGCAACCGCCGCTTCTGGACGGTCAGAGTTCCCGGTGGCGACCAGTACAAGCCGTGGGATCTGACAGAATTCGATATCGACATGATGTGGGCAGAGGCATTTGTGTATGTGAAAGAGGGGGAACCGCTGTTCCTGCCTGCGGAACTTGAAAGCTATGCAAGGATGGAGCAGTCTGCTGCAATGGAGCAGGATGACCGTGAAGGGCTCGTCATCCGTTATCTGGATACGTTTCTGCCTACCGACTGGGATACGATGGATATCTACAAACGCCGCAGTTTCCTGCAGAACCCCGATGAACCCACACAGCCTGTCGGCTCGGTGCGCCGTGAGACTGTATCGAACATTGAGATCTGGTGTGAGTGCTTTGGAAAGCTGAAGGAGGACATCAAGCCTGCGGACAGCTATGCGATCACCGCTATCATGACACGCATCAGCGGCTGGGAAAAGAACGGTACGAAGAAAAGGCTTCCCATTTACGGTCTGCAGCGCATCTATACCCGTAAAGGCTGAGACAACATCGTGAAACAAGTGGTCAGTGAGGTTGTCTCACTCCACTTGTTTCATTCAATATTCCCATAGTGCGAGGAAAAACAGTCATTACGGAAACAACTTATACAACTATATCTTTATAGTACAAATAAAAGAATATATAGTAAGAAACCGCGTGCAAAAGCGCACGTAATACGCGCGTATAGGGATTTTCTGTACCGCTGTTTCAGATTGGAGTGAAGAAATGGATGAGAAGTATATCGAGCAGGCATTCCGAAAGGCAGTTAGGGACTCCGGCGGTATCGCATTGAAATTCGTATCGCCGGGATTCAGCGGAGTTCCAGACAGACTGGTACTGATGCCGCATGGGAAGATAGCATTTGTTGAAGTGAAAGCACCCGGTGAAAAGCCCAGAGCCTTGCAGTTTTCCCGACATAAGCTCCTGCGGCGGTTAGGTTTCAAGGTGTATGTGCTTGACGATATTTCTCAGATCGGAGGGATGATTGATGAGATACAGACCGCATGATTATCAGAGATATGCTGCGGATTTTATAAAAAACCATCCCATTGCAGCACTGCTGCTGTCGATGGGACTTGGAAAAACGAGCATCACGCTGACCGCCATCAATGACCTGCTGTTCGACAGCTTTGAGGTCAGCAGAGTTCTCGTGATAGCCCCTATCCGTGTAACACGGGTGTGGGCGGAGGAAATTGAGAAATGGGATCACCTGAGAGGGCTGACATACAGCATCGCAGTCGGCACAGCGGAAGAGCGCAAAACGGCACTGTCCCGGAAGGCGGATATCTATATCATCAACCGCGAGAATGTCGGCTGGCTGATAGATGAGATGCCGTTCGATTTTGATATGATCGTCATTGATGAACTGAGTTCCTTCAAAAACCACCAGACAAAACGCTTCAAGGCTCTCATGAAGGCAAGACCGAAGGCAAAGCGCATCGTGGGATTGACGGGTACGCCGACAGGAAACGGACTCATGGACCTGTATGCGGAGTTCCGCCTTCTGGATATGGGACAGCGGCTTGGACGTTTTATCGGGCAGTACCGCAATACCTACTTTCAGCCTGATAAGCGGAACGGCATGATTGTGTACAGCTATAAGCCTCTGTCCGGTGCGGAAGATGCGATATACGAAAAGATATCCGACATCACGGTTTCCATGAGAGCGACCGACCACCTGAAAATGCCGGAACTGATCATGAGCGAATACACCGTGCAGCTTTCCGAAGCGGAGCATAAGAAATACAGCGACCTGCGGCAGGAGTTGGTGCTGTCGCTGCCGGACGGCGAAGTCACTGCCGCCAATGCCGCAAGTCTCAGCAATAAGCTGTCGCAGATGGCGAATGGTGCAATATACGATGACTCCGGAGAGGTCGTTCCGATACACGACCGGAAGTTAGATGCACTTGAGGATATTATCGAAAGCATGAACGGCAGACCGCTGCTTGTCGCATACTGGTTCCGGCATGACCTCGACCGCATATCGGAACGGCTGCATCAGTTGCATATCCCGTTCAGCACTCTGGATAAGCCCGACAGCATCAGCCGTTGGAACAACGGTGAACTGCCTGTCGCCCTGATACATCCTGCCTCTGCCGGACACGGGCTGAATCTTCAGTCCGGCGGCAGCACCCTTGTATGGTTCGGACTGACATGGAGTCTGGAATTGTATCAGCAGACGAACGCCCGTCTGTGGAGGCAAGGACAGCAGTCAGCGACCGTTGTCATACAGCATATCGTTACGAAAGGCACTGTCGATGAACGCATTTTGAAAGCCTTGCAGGATAAGGACAAAACGCAGTCAGCCCTAATGGATGCCGTCAAAGCGGAACTGGAGGGATGCTATGGGATATGAGCTGCTTGCCGCTGCTGTAATAGAAAAAGCCATGCAGGATTACAAAGCCGGCCTCATGACGAAAAACAGAGACGGCATCAATGAAGCAGAGCGTTTTCTGCGGTCGCAGTGGTTTGAATTATTAGCCAATGACCTGAACGGCGAAACGCTGATCACAACAATGAAGGAGGCATTTGCATGAGTTATTATGAGGCACTTGCTGATAATATCCGGATAAACAAGAAAAATGGCTTCACGATTTACTACCCGCCGTGTCACATATGTGGAGCTTCCGTAGAAAGTTGGAATTATGTATCTGGGCTTCAATATACTTGCACAGCGTGTCGAGAAATGCTTATTGATAGTCATAATCAGACATCCAACAAACAGCAGGACTGTTTGAATCGTGCGATTAAAAGAATATCGAAGATTACAGATATCTCAAAATATAGACACGGAATTCAGTGGGTTCAGGACAATATCGGAAAAAGCGGTTGGTTTCAAAGTACAGAAGAAGTAATGGTAACTTTGGAACTTATCAGGAGAAAGGTCAAAGCGCATCATCAGGTCAAGGTGTATAACTATGTCGTGGATTTTGTTCTTCCCGAAATGAAAGTGATACTTGAAATTGATGGAAAATTATATCATGGAAAAGAGAAAAAACAATACGAGACAATTCGCGATGAACTTATTTGCGAGAAGTTCGGTGAGGAATGGGAGTTGATACGTATTGATACAGAGAATATCAATACAAATGTGACTCGTTTATTGCCAGCAATAAATGCCGTATTGAGAAGAAGAAAGCGTAATAAGGAGGGCAATGGCCATGACGGTAACAGAATATCTGGAACAGATTAAAACAGCAAGGCAGGAAGTGGAATACTGTCGACACAAGATAGACGAGTTGCATGATATAGCGATGCGCATATCCGGCTGCAGCTTTGAAGAGCATAACAGTCCCAATCGTCAAACAGAGGCGCGTTTTGTAAAGTACCTCGATGAAATTGCGGAAATGCAGACTGAGTTGGAGCAGAAGCGGGAAAAATACATGGCACTCGAGTTGAAGATTACCCATACGCTGATGTCACTGCCCGATTCGCAGGAACGTCAAGTGCTGGAATTGATTTTTCTACATGGCCTTACCACACAGGAAACGGCAAAGCAGATGCTTTTGAGTACTGCGACCGTTAAGCGCAGAAAGGCAGACGCACTACTCGAACTTGAAAAAATGCTTCATGATGAGCCGCAATGAACCCCTTTGAATACTTGCAGAGCCACCCAATATGTGTTATAATAGAAGAGTAAAAGAATGCAAAGAGCCGTTGTGGATTACCGCAGCGGCTTTTGTTATGCCCGAAGGAGGTGTCGGCGATGCCGAGGAAGGCACTGAAACCATGCAAGCATCCCGGCTGTCCCAATCTGACAGACGGCTTGTACTGTGCAGAGCATCAGCCCCTGCACCCAGACCGACCGTCTGCCGCCAAGCGTGGCTACGGCAGCAGGTGGCAGAGGCTCAGCAAGGCGTACCTCCGCCGGCATCCCTTGTGTGTGCGTTGCAAGGCACAGGGACGGTTCACGGCAGCGACCGTGGTCGACCATATCATTCCTCACCGTGGTGATCCGCATCTGATGTGGGATGAAAGCAACTGGCAGGCTCTTTGCAAGTCCTGCCACGACCGCAAGACATGGACGGAAGACCGAAATCCCGTCTATCGGTATTGATTGTGTCTGAAATGCTTCCGGTGGGGGGATAAAAATCGCTAATTGTGAATTTTTTACAGACCGGCGTTCCCTCTCACGCACAAAAACGGGTATTCAAACACCCTATTGACCCTCAGAGATATAAATATTGAAAAATACCAATAACATCCAACTTTGCCGACTTTTGCAGTCGGCATTTTTCATGCCCGATTTAACATTTTTGTTTGAATTTCTTTGATTTTTCGGA